GGTCGGCGGCATCGATCCGTTGAGCCTCCAGGTCATCGTGCGGCAGATGGTTCAGGACATGCTCCAGACCGAGTTGCACCCCGTTCTCCAGCAGCACGCGGCGAACGAGAGCGAGTTGCAGCAGACGCTGGCGCCGCCGGTGCCGGTGAACGGGACGGCGAACGGAGCGGCCTCCGGTGGCCCGTAACGCCCTCTCTTACGGTGACACGGACAGCGACAACCCGCTGGCTCGCGCCGCCGCCTACGCCGCTCCCTGGACCACGGACGGGGCGGATACGAGCGTCGGCGCGCCGTCCATCGGCGCCGGGGCGGACGCGGTCGGCCAGTGGATGGCGGCGCGATTGGCCAAGACGCGCGGCGTCCAGCAGGCGCAGATGCAGATGCACCCGTATGACATGCTGCCTCTGTTCGCCGGCCCGAGCGACATGGACGGTCCAGCCCAGGCGACGCCGCCAAAGGACTGGCTGAGCCTCATGCTCGACAAAAGGCAGCCCGACGCGAACGTCGACCCGCGCCTGGAGATCAAACCGCCCGACCCGCGGGATTATTTGCGGGACCGGCTGCCGTTCCGTGGTCAGCATGTTCCCCGCCCCTTCACGGAGACGTAGTTCAGGATGAGCGAGGATGCCGTCGCCTCCGTCCAGGCCGCCGAGATTCTGCGCCTGCGCGCCGAGAACGGCGACCTGGCCGCGCTGCTCCGCGCGCAGGGCGTCGAGATGCTGGATATGAGAGACCGCGTCCGTGCGCTCGAGGCGGAGAACAAGCGGCTGGAGCGCGATAATGACGGACTGGATGACATCATCGCTGATCAGTCCCGCTGGATCGGACATCACAAGGACCGCATCCTCGCCCTCGAGGCCGAGATCGCCGTGCTGCGCGGCACCATGGCCCGACCTGAACCGGACGACGACGGCCCGGTCACGCTGGTCGAAGGCCCACCGAACGCACCGAGATAACCGAGCAACCCATGAGCGAAACAACAGACCAACCGCCCGTCGTTTCCGATCCCGGCGGCCTCCCGCAACCCGCCGTTCCCGATCCCCCGGCACCGGCCGACACCGGCAACGCGCCGGAGGGCGAGGCGCCGGAGCACAAGGAACAGCCGGATCCGGAGGGCCGCCGCGTTGCCCAGGTCCGCGCCCGGCTGGCGGCGGCCGAACGCCGCGAGGCCGAGCAACTCGCTGAGTTGGAGTTCTACCGGCGGCAGGCGGCGGCGATACGGCCCGAGGACGAGACGCCCGAACAACGGCACCAGCGCGAGCGGGCGCAGATGCGCGGCGAGGTCGAGCAGCAGATCCGAACCGAAACCTTCCACCAGCAGGGCGCGACGCAATACGCCGATTGGAAGCAACGCTGCGACGACCTCGTGGCGATGGGCGCCGATCCCGGCTTCGCCTCGCTGTTGGTCGAGATGCCCGGCGGCGAGGGGGTCCGGGTCGCCGCGGCGCTGGCCGCCGACCCCGACGCGGTGCAGCGCATCGCCAACCTGCGGACGGAGAGGGCGCGAGCGGTGGCGCTGGGCAAGTACGCCGCGACGATCGAGGACGCGCCACAGGGCGCCTCCAGGCCCGCCGTGAACGGCAATGGCAACGGGGGGGCGCCCGTCGTCACCCGCGCCCCGGCGCCGATCCGCCCGGTGACGGGACGTGTCTCGCCGGTGTTCAACGAATACACGGCGACGGCCGAGGAATTGGCGACGCACTACATGCGCCAGACGATGGAGCGGCAGCGCCGCTAGACGTGCCTACGGGCAGCGGGCCGTAACACCGCGCGACGTGCCGACCCCGCAGCGGATGGGGGAACATACCGCGTGGCGTGCGTATCCCGGCTGATCGCGTGGCTTATCTGTTGCGACAGCGGACTGAACCGGCGCCAGTAATTCCTGGCGCTTTACTTCAATCCGTAAAGCACAGAGGCAACCATGCCCGCCACAAATACACTCCTGACTATCTCGATGATAACCGCCAAAGCATTGGCGATCCTTCATCAAAAATGTAACTTCATCGGATCGATAAATCGGGAATACGATGATTCCTTCGCGAACGCCGGAGCCAAGATCGGCACTACGTTGCGGATCAGGTTGCCGGTCCAATACACCACCAGCACGACACCGGCGCTCAGCCTGCAAAACACGGTGGAGACGCAGGTCAGCCTACCGATCACCAACCAGTATCACGTCGATTTTTCGTTCTCATCCAGCGAATTGACGCTGTCCATCGATGACTTCTCGGCCCGCTACATCGAGCCCGCCATCGCGCAGCTCGCGGCCTCGATCGAGAGTCTCGTGATCAACTCGCTTTACCCCACGGTCTACAACCAGATCGGAACGGCGGGGGTCGCGCAGTCGTTCAAAAACGTCCTCATGGCCCGCAAGGTCATGCTCGACGCGCTCACGCCGCAGAGCAAGCAATGGCAACTCCGCATCAATACCCAGGATAATGTCGACATGGTCGACCAACTTAAAGGAATTTTTCAGTCTTCGACGCAGATCGCGCGGCAATACACCGATGGCGTGATGGGCCTGGCGGCGGGCTTCGAATGGGCGGAAAATACCCATTTGAGCACACAGACGCGCGGTGCCGAGAGCGCGACGTATCTGGCCGCTCCGGCCGGTCAGACCGGCAGCACGCTGGCGGTGACGACCGGCACGGGCGCCGGTAACGCCGGCGACGTGTTCACCATCTCGGGTGTGTTCAAGGTCCACCCGGAAACGAAGGTGAATACCGGCGTGTTGCAGCAGTTCGTTTTGACGGCGGCTTACGCGGGCGGCGCGGGCAATATGTCGATCGCGCCGGCCATCGTGACGACCGGCCCGCAGCAAAACGTCTCGGGCTCTCCGAACGGCACCACGAGCACGTTGACCTTCATGAACACGGCCAGCACGGCCACGGGAATCAGCCTCGCATACCATCCGGATTTCGCCACTTTCGCCACGGCGGATCTGATCCTTCCCGGCGGCGTCGATATGGCCTCGCGTGTCGTAAAGGATGGAATCAGTATGCGGGCAGTCCGCCAATACTCGATTTCAGATGACACCATGCCGATTCGCATAGATGTACTTTTTGGCTGGGCCTCTCTCCGACCCCAGTTAGCTGCTCGTCTCGTGGCTAACTAGCTGATACTACAATGGTAATGGCGGTCGCGACAAACCGATATCCAGGGCCGCCATTTCTTGCTTTGCTTAGGAATGTCCGATACTATGTCACTGTTCATGGATATGAGGGTGACATGCAAGACGAAAAAGGTGTTTGGTTGAGTTGTTGCATCAAGGGATGTGACCGCGACGTGATATCGAACGGACTTTGTATCAATCATCACCGCCGCAATCAGCTTTACGGTTCTCCGGTCGCTTCCAAGTTGGTCGATTGGCGTTGGCGGCGTCTCTCGCATGAGGAACGGTTTTGGAAGTCGGTTAACAAGACCGATGCGTGTTGGCTGTGGATTTCTGGGTTGGATAAGGATGGTTACGGGGCATTCCGTGCTGAGCATGACGGCGCGATGTATCAACGCGCGCATCGTTACAGCTATGCCGTTCATAAGGGCAAAATCCCTTCGTTGATGAATGTTTGCCACACCTGCGATGTGCGCGCCTGTGTAAGACCGGATCATCTGTTTCTTGGGACCATGGCTGAGAACATGGATGACAAGATGGCGAAAGGTCGCCACCGCACACCAATAGGCGAGGAACACTATCGGGCGGTCCTGACAGAGGAAGAGGCAAGGGAAATTTTACTCGATCCTCGTCCGCATTCGCAGATTGCCAATTCCTACAATGTGGCGCGCACCACGATCAGCAGCCTCAAGGCGCGGCATTCATGGCCGCAGTTGGGTGAACAGAAGGGCGTAAAGGCTAAACGGGTTAGCCCCCGGCAGGGTGTAAGCGACCGGGTTACGCCAGACATGGTTCGGGAAATTCTGGCCAGCAAAGAACGCGGGATCGACCTCGCTAAGAAGTTCGACATTACACCGCAGATGGTCAGCAACATACGTCATCGTCGAATGTGGGCTCACATCGAGGGTGACGTGGCCTTGGCTTTTAGTAGGCGCGGCGCGGGAAATCACGATACCAACCTCACCCCAGCAGATATCAGGGCCATAAGAACGAGCAGTGAGAAAGGTGCCAGACTGGCGGAACAGTACGGCATCGCAAGATCAACGATTTCCAGCATTCGTCTACGCCGCACCTGGACCCACATCGAGTAGGAGACGAGCGAAATGGCATACTCACCCGGCCCGCAACTGTTCGACCCGGCGCAGATCGCGTCGTTCCAGAACAACATCACGGCGACGGCGGGGGGCACGCGGCCTCTCGCGCGTCCTCTCATCGCGGCGTTCAACCGGATCAGTGTTTGCGCCACGGCGGCCGATAGCGTGGCTTTGCCGCCCGCTACCGGCGGGCAGGAGGTGACGGTCATCAACTCCGGCACCGCGTCGGCGCAGGTGTTCGCCGCGGCGGGCACGGCCGACACGATCAACGGCGTGGCGGCGGCGACCGGCGTGCCACTGGCGGCGGCGGGTAAGGCGCAGTTCGTCTCGCCGGACGTTGGCGTGTGGTTCTCGATCCTGTCGGCCTGAACTGAACTCTACCGGGAATGGGAGCGTCGCATGACCGTAGCCAACGATTTTCTTCTGCTGGCGTTCAAAGGCGCGCTCATCAACGGCGTCGGCCAGACGCCGTCCACCGAGGATATGGCCGATGGATTCAAGATACTTAACGCCTGGATCAATGAACTGAACCTGGAACGGCGGGTCAAGGTCAATCGGATCGTCCTGCCGGTCTTTCCCGACCTCACGACGGACGTGTCGTTCTGGGAGCCTTACACCCACGTCCTCCTGACCTCGATGGCTGTCCGCCTCCGGCAGAACTGGTCGCTTCCGCCGATCGATCTGGACGTGAAACTGGCGGTCTCGGCGCTTGAAGCATTCAACGCGATCAACCTTCAGCAAATCGCCGCGCCGCACGGCGGGATTCCGGAAACCGTCGAACAGGTCATCTTTCTCGCGCTTCGCATGGCCGGACGCATCAATGACCAGCAGGGCGTGGCGGATACCAGCCAGGACGTTAATGACGCCTTTGGCCTGCTGGTGACGATGCTGGGGCAGTGGCAGCGCAAGCGGTGGCTGATATGGTCAGAGCAGGAACTTTCACTCGTTTCCACGGGGGACGCGTCCTACACGATCGGCTGGCATCAGCAATTCCACACGCCACGCCCCGACAAGATCCACGCCGCTTTCGTTCGCCTCGGGAACGCGTTCGGAGACGACGGCTCGGCGTTGCCGGAGCAACTGCCGTTCCCCCTCGGTGCGCAGCCGACCGCGGCCCCGCCGAATCAGGTGGATATTCCGCTGGCGATCATCGAGGCACGGGAAGACTGGTCCCACATCACCATCAAAGACCTGAAATCGATCCCCGCCGCCGTGTTCTATGATAGCGCGTGGCCGGTGGGGAGGTTGCATTTCTGGCCGGTTCCCCCCGCCAATCATTATCAGTTGCATGTCGTCGTGAAGGTTTCATTGCCGGTTTACGAGACTTTGAGCGACGACCTGGGCATGCCGCCGGAATATACCGACGCCATCATCAACAATCTGGCGTGCCGGATCATCGTCGCCAGCGGTGGACAGATATCGCCGTTCCTTTTGGGACAGGCGCGGGCCAGCCTCGAAACAATCAAGCTGACCAACTCGCAAATCCCGCTCCTGTCCATGCCGGCGGCACTCTCCGGGCATCGCGGCGTGGATGTTTCGACCTGGAGCGGCGGCGGGTTGAATCAGGCGTGGATCACGGGCGGCGGCAGCGTGCTGAGTTGATGGGAGACCGAACATGAGCGGATCACGACGCGCCCTCGCCCGTATGTCGGCGACACCGCGCACGACCTCCGGCGGCTACCCGTGGGCGGACGGCGATATTCTTTACGCGGACGATCTCAACGCGGCGTTCGTGCCCGCGAACGGCGGCGGCCAGATCACGGGCTCGATCAACGTGACGGGGGCCATCACGGCGGGGACGAGCATCGCCGCGAACGGCGCCATCACGGCGGGCGGCGGTATCACCGCGAGCGGAACCATCACGGCGGGCGGGGATGTCCACGCCAACGGCAACGTGACATCCGGTAATAATGTCGCCGCGAACGGCGCCATCACGGCGGGCACGAGCATCGCGGCGAACGGAGCGATCACGGCCGGAACCAGCGTCACGGCGAACGGCGCCATCACGGCGGGCACGAGCATCGCGGCGAACGGGAGCATCACGGCGGGCGGCGGTATGAGCGCGGCCGGAGGCATAAGCGCCGGGACGAGTATCGTGGCCAACGGCAATGTCCAGGGCAGTCAGGTCATCAGCCAGGGCGATATCGTCTGGGGCCACGGCATCCGAACCGACAGCATCCTACACGCGGACGCGGGGGTCGTCGTGGTCCAGTTCGCGAATAACTACGCTATCCAATACGACAACGCCGCGGGCCAGTTCGACATTATTCTCAACGGCACGGTCGTGACCACGTTGGATTTTACCGGCAGGCTTGTCCACAACGGGACGGCGTTCAAACCCGGTGGCGGCACATGGACCGCGACCTCGGACGACCGGACAAAACGCGATGTCGCCGACTACGGGGCGAGCCTCGCCGAGATCGAACAACTCAACCCGATCAGCTACTCGTATAACGGCGAAGGCGGCACCATAGATGATGGCGTGACCTATTACGGGCTGAGCGCCCAGGCCACGCAACCGATCATGCCGGAACTGGTGACCGAGGCGCCGCCAACCAAAGACAGCCTGCCGGGGCAACTCAGCACGCAACTGGGGCCTCTGACGCTCGCCTTGCTGAACGCGGTCAAGGAATTGGCGGTGCGCGTGGCGGCGCTGGAGGCCGCGTGAAACAGCCACTCCTTGGCGGGGCGTATCAGGCCAGGAGCGTTATCGCGTCGGCGCAGCGGTCCCTCAATCTTTTTTCTGAGCCGATGCCGCAGGCGCAGGGTGAGCCCGGCCCCGCCGCTCATTATCCCACGCCAGGCACGCGGTCGTTGTCCACGATCGGCGCCGGCCCGATCAGAGGCATTCGGCAGGTCGCCACGGGCGAGACGTTCGTGGTGTCCGGCCAAGGCGTTTATCTCGTCGGGCCAACCTATGTCGGAACGCACCTCGGCGACATCACACCCAGCCTGACGACGCCCGTGTCGATGTCCGACAACGGCCGGGATCTGGTCATCGTCGATGGCTCATCGAACGGCTGGCATGTCACGCTGCCGGAGCATGCCTTCGCCCCGATCGTGCAGACCGGCGCGCTCAACCCCTCGGCCGCGATCGTCACCGAGGCAATCGCCGCGAACGGCGCCCGGTATGTCCCCTTCATCCTGCCGTTCGACGGCGCCGTTACCAGCCTCACGGTCTCGCTCGCCGCCGGTTACTCGGGGCACATGAAATGCGCGGTGTTCGCCGACGACGGGTCGCCGGCCGTCGAACTCGCCTCCGCCAACACCATCACGAACCCCGTCACGGGGGTCAACACGTTTACCTTCGCGTCGCCCTCGGCGCCGGCGGCGCTGACACGGAATACCATCTACTGGGTGGGCTTCGTGAGCGACGTGACGGCGGGAACCTGGAATGTCGATAATACCGTGCCGGGCGGATTCAGTAACACGCCCTACGCCAGCTTCCCGGTAGCGGGGCCGGGTATTGTCCTCGCCACCTCGGTCTGTGTTTCGTTGGCCTGGGACAGCGACCCCGGCGGTATCTTCGCGGGCGGCGACCGGGTCGATTACCTGGATACCTATTTCCTGTTCAACAAGCCCAACACGCCGCAATTCTACTCGTCCAACAGCCTCGCGCTGACGTTCGACCCGCTGTGGTTCGCGAACAAGGAGAGTTACCCGGACCTGCTGCGGACTTTGATCGTCGCCAAGCGTGACATCTGGCTGATCGGCGACAAGACGACGGAAGTATGGGCCAATGTCGGCGCGGCCGACTTCCCGTTCGCCAGTCAGAGCGAGATCATCATCGACCACGGCACGGCGGCGAAATACTCCGCCGCGACCTACGATAACAGCGTGTTCTGGCTGAGCGCCGACAGAGCCGGGCAGGGCATCGTCATCCAGGGGTCGGGCTACTCCGCGAAACGGATCTCGACCTACGCGATCGAGAACGAGATCGCCGGTTACGCGAAAATCGATGACGCCATCGGCTTTTGTTACCAGATCGGTGGTCACGCTTTCTATGTCCTGACGTTTCCGGCGCAAGACAAAACCTGGGTCTTCGATATCACCACGGGAAACTGGCATGAGTGGTGCTGGCTGTCGGGAAGCACCGAACACCGGCACCGGGCCAACTGTTACTGGCCGGTCAGCGGCGTGCCCGTTGTCGGCGACTGGCAAACCGGCGCCCTCCATGCGCTCGACCATCGCGTGCTCACGGACAACGGCGCGCCGATCAAGCGCGTGCGCTCGTTCCCGCATATCGTCGCGGAGGGGGATCGTATTTTTTATCAGTCTCTTGTCGCGGATATGGAAACGGGTACTTCAGTTGGTCCAAACGACACGATATCGCTATCATTCTCAAATGATCGAGGACATACCTTCGGCAATCCCATCGTGCAATCTTTAGGGGCGCCAGGGGCCTATCTAACATCTTTGCAGTGGACCAGACTAGGATATTCGAGGGATCGGGTTTTTCGCCTTGAATGGACGGCTCCAATTCCGACTGCCCTCCAAGGGGTGTGGATTAATGCGATAAGGGGAGACGGGGGAAG